ACAACGGGCTGCTGGAAAGCGCCCTCGAGGACTCCGAAGAGATCGGATACAAGACCGTCAGCCAGTGGCTGCGTCCGTGGATCCGCGTCCCGCGTCCCGACATTCCGACGGGACCTCCGAACACGCCGCAGCCTGGCGTCCCCGTCCCGCCCCTCGAGAACCCGCCGTCCGTCGCATCGGTCGGGCGCATCGGCGACAAAAAGAGCAGACGGTACAAGGCCAACAAAACCACGGCAGAACAATTTCAGATCACGCTGCCGCCCGATTGGGAAGCGAAGCCGCTGGTGTTCCGCGTCCAATTCGCACTCGATGCCCCGGGAGGCACGGACACCATGACGATCATCAAGGGCCACACGGCCTACAGCTGTTCCGGGACTGAAGGAGTATCGGGGACGCCGATCTTCGACAGCATCGGCTTCGGCGGCGTCGGGCCGTTGGCGAGTCCGGCGCTCCCGACCGAAGAGACGACGCAGTGCCTGGACTTTGTGATTCCGGCGGAAGATACGGAAGCCAGCGATGAACTGATCATCACCCTGTGGCGATCGCGGTTCGGTTCGTACTCCGGTACGTTCCACGTCACCGGGCAACGATTGATCATCGGCGACCTGGGCGGATTGGATTTCGATATTGGTCTTGGGCGCGAGCTGCCGCCGGGACCGTAAGGACACTATGCGCGATCCACTGTGGCCGACGAATCTTGGCGAAGTCTTCCGGCTGACGCTGCTGGACGACGTCATGCCGACGTCTGTCAATCCCGCCTCGGGCGAGGTCCTCTTCGGCTTCGACATCAGCGGGACCCCCTGCATCCAGAACGCGAGCGGCACGGTCTTCTGCATCCACGCGGCGCAGTCCGGTCAGGCGTTCGGGTTCGCTACCATCGCACTCTTGCCCCAGCCTGCGGGCGGCAACTCAACGCCCAATCTTGCCAAGGCGAACAACGCCGCCTTCGGCGTCCGGTATATCACGCTTTTCAATTTCACTCTGCTTCAAGGTTTGAGCATCATCCCGGCAGGAGAGATCATCGTCAGCGCCCGAGGGAGCACGGCGGGGACTGCAGGGACAATCCGTCTGCTGAATCGCACGGACAACGTCGTCATGGCGGATGTCGTCGTGCCGGCGGGGACGACGACTTTCACGATTCTGAATGAGGCCTTAGTCGTCCCGCTGTCGGGTCGGAAGGTCCTGGAGCTGCAGATGAACCGTACGGCGGGCGGCGGCTTCATCGAATGCGAAGCGGCCGTCGCTGAGATGAAACAGGAGGTGGCTTGATGGTCGACGTGAACTGGCGATGGAGTACGACGGATCCTCCCGCAGCGCCGGTCTACGTCTTCCAGGTCGCCGATGAGGCGAGCCCACCCGATCCGGATGCCGTGATCGTGGAGGACACGCGAGTCAGCTTTGAAGACCTGACGGTGACGAAGGCTCTCCACATGGACCCGGCGGCCGACCTCTTCGCCGGGGACATCAGCGCCGATAAGGATATGGAATTCCTGAACAACGGCGAGGGACCCATCGTCCCGGACAAGACGACGGGAATCAAATACCGGATCATCGTCGACAACGGTGTACTGAAGAAGGAGGCGGTCTAGTGGCAGACTTCCAGCCGGAGACAAAGAGCAAGGTCAACATACGCTTCGACCAGGTCCTCCCTGCGGGGACAGTGGTCGACATCACAAAGGACGGCATCTCGCTTCCGGGGTTCCCGAAGACCGTCCCGACGGGCAAGGAATTCGATGCCGTCCTGAAGGTGCAGGGCGTGATCCGCGACGAACCGTAAGGAACGGATTGACAAAGCCCCTGGTGGGGCCTACACTTCCGGCAGAAGAAGGAGAGAGCCATGAGCGGATTTGAAGGCGGGGCCAGCAGCGACGCGGCGTTCATCACCGTCATCAACGAAGACGGCCTCTCGATGGAGCGGAAGCTCGAAGGCATCGGCGGCATCACAGTCACCGACAACGGCCCGAACTCCACTCTGGACATCGACGGCAGCGGCATCACTTCAAACACGCTCGATGGTGCCTACGACGAGGGCGGATCGGGTGTCGGTCGAACCATCACCGTCGATGCCGGCCCGGTCGTTCTCAGCAGCGGAGCCGCCCCCGCGCTTCTGATCGGTGACGGTCTGCTTTTTGCGACTCCCGCCATAGGCTTCGTTTCCTCCACAAACACAGGCTTCGCCAGAGCTGCTGACGGGTCTATCCGCTTCGTGGTTTCGGGCGCACAAAAAATCGCTATCGGCGGGACCGGTGGTCCACTTCGAGTCATCAATGCAATGGCTGCTGATCTTCAGGTTAGTTCTAATTTTATCCTTGCAGGAGCATCCACTGTACCCGGAACTGCGGCAGCCCCGCTCTATCGGTTCGTACGGTCGGGGGGGGTGGGAAGCACCACCGGATTCTTCCGGTTGGGCAATGCGGTCGATGGCATCGGGATGAGCGTCGGCGGCGTCGAACGCGCTCGCCTTAATCTTGTCGGTGCATTGGGTGTGGGCGACTTCAGCGGCGGTGATCCGATCAGCGGAATCGAGATCGACAAGGACGCGGGCGGCACGGACAAAGGCTACCTCACGATGAAGGAACTCCTCGCCGCGCCCGCAGGTGTCGCGGACAAGGCTCAGGTTTTCCCTGAAGATAACGGTGCGGGAAAGACCCGGTTGATGGTGCAGTTCCCAACCGGAGCCGCGCAGCAATTGGCAATCGAACCGTAAGGAGCAACTATGGGCCTCGTGAATTCTTGGACGATTGAGAATCAAAGCTTTGAAGGCGAGGACCACAAGAAGATCCGTGTGGTGTGGAAGCGGACCGACGATGCGGATCCCAAGGTTCTGACACCTGAACACGGGGAATTCGTTTACACCATCGTCGCCGGTAACACCTGGACCGTGACCGAGGCCGCCATCGAGACGAAGGTGACGGCCAAAGAAGGGCAGGAGATGTAGAGCCTGAGATGCCCCACGAAGACAAACAACCCGATAAGGCGAAAGTGAAGGAAGCCGAGCTTCCGCGCCTTAACACTTCTCTGACGACCCAGGATCTCGGCCTGATCCATACCGTGATCCAGGATTACAGCACCATCCCGGGAGCGTTAATCGAAGCTGTTGCCGTCGTCAAGATCAAGCTGCGGAAGATCGTGAACGGGAGCAAGTAGAATGGCGGAAGACGTCCGTATAATTCAGGACCTCCCCGCCGGGGGCAGCCGCCGGCAGCTCCAGCTGTTTCGCAGCACGACCAACAGCTTCCGCGTCCGGTTCAAGAACAAGCTGAACCAGGACGTCGACGTCAGCGGGTACTCCGTGAACGTCGCCGGGAAGGAACACGAAAGCGACCTGGCGGAAGCGTTCGATGCGTCCGGGACTCCGGTTCCTGCTGTCAGCGGCGCCGTCGACTTCTCATTCCCCATCAGCTCCGGAGCTCCGTCCTTTCAGGTACCTGGCGTTGCGGAGTTTCGGTTTTGGGTCAGCGGGGTCCCGGTCAGCGGAACGCCCAGCGGCCGCCATCGCATGCCGCTTCTGATCTTTCCTGAAGTCGGGGTGTAGACACGATGGGCAGCAAGACGGAGCGGATTGCAAAACTGGAGGTCCGCGTGGACAACCTCAAAGAGCAGGTCGACGAACAGTGCGACCGGATCGACAAAAATCACGACGAGGTCCGCGAAGATTTCAAGTGCGTGAAGAAGGGCCAGGTCGACATCCAGACGAAGATGGGAAGCCTGGCCGTAAGTCTCACCGGCCACCTAGACACGTCCCGGCAACGGCGCGCGGCGCGATGGACCTGGTTGAAGTACCTGATCTTTCCCATCCTGCTGGCTGCGACCGTCAAATTCATGGATCTGATTCTCAAATAGGAGAGACCCGATGCGACACCGAATTCCCCTTCTGCTGCTGCTGCTGATCATCCCGATCACGTTCATCGCCTGCGACTCCTTCTTCGGACTCCGGGAGCGCGAGGTTCCCGTCGTCGACGACAAGGGCCAGCCGGTCGTCGATCCCGAGACGGGAAAACAGAAGACAAAGATCGTCATCGAGCAGAGCCCGACCTCTCCTGCCTCTATCCTCGGCGGACTCTTGACGACGATCTTCCCGCCGGCGGCGGTCATCTTCGGACTCGGCAGGTGGGCCTACACGGAAATTCGGTCTCGCCGCCTGGATCACTCAGCGAAGGCCATGATCGTGGGGGTCAAGAACGCCGTCGCCGGGGGTGATGCAGCCCTGACGAGAGAAAAACTGTACGGATCCATCACCGCAGCCAGCAACCTGTACGCGAATCGGTCCTTTTTCAAAGGCCTGGTCGCAAGAGTCAAGGCGCTGTTCTCCGGGGCCGGATAGAAATCCTGAGCATGGAGCCCCTGTGCTCACGTCTGCACTTTGGGGCCGGAACCCTGCCCCGGGATCCGGCCCCTTTTTCCTTCCCATCAGCTCCTCCGGTGGGGTAGAATGTTCCACGTGGAACAGAGGGGGAATCGAATTCGGATCGACCTGCCCGTACGCCCCTGCGCCTACCCGCCCTGTAAGACCCGCTTCAAACCCCGTCGAAAGGGTCAAAAGTACTGCTCTGGCAAGCGACACCGTCAGATTCACCGTAACGAACGCGTCCAGGCTGCCTTGAAGCAGATGATGGCCTAGACCATCGAAGGCCTTCAGAAAGCGACTTTCGCTTTCTATTGACGTGCCCAGCCTTTTGCCCTATACTTGAGAGTGAAAGGAGGGGCACCATGCCCTACGTTGCCGAAACCGAATTTGTGATCGAAGACGATCATCTCCACCTCCCGTCGCCGCGCACGTACCAGGTCTCGGGCGACGTCACCCCCGGCGATCCCGGCTGCCACACCATGAGGAACGGCGATCCCGGTTGGCCGCCGTCGGGACCGGAAGCTGAAGTGACCGAGATCCACTACCAAGGCGCAAAGCTGGCAGACGACGACTGGAAGAATCACCGGATCGGAGAGAAGCAGGTTGAAGAGATGGTCGACGCGCTGTTTGAGCAGGCCAACGACAATGCCCGCGCAGCAGAAGACGACGACCACGACCGGGCCTATGACGACTGGAAGGATCAGCAAGACGATTAGACGTTTCCCCTTGTACCCGGCGGCGTCGTCGCTCCCCCGCGTCGGCGTCGCCATGGTCCAAGGTAACCTTGAAAGGAACATCGCATGAAGGCCACCATCGAAAAACTGCTGAAGGAATTGAAGGAGCGGCGGGAGACTTGCCAGAAGGATCTCGACGAGATTAGCAACACGATCTTGGATGTGGAGTTGGCCATTGAACGCATCGAAGACCACAAGAAGAAGTAGCCACCCTCCCGCTCCTGCCTTCAGGGGCGGGGATGGTTTCTACTCGAAAGGAGGGCCGGATGGCTGAAGGAACGGAACTCGCAACGATTGGGCAGGCGGGGATGCTCTCTGTCTCGCAGGTGAAGGAACAGGTCCAAGTACTGCAGCGACTCATGGCCGAGGTGCTGATCGACGGCGAACACTTCGGGAAAATCCCCGGCGCGGGCGACAAGCCGACGCTGTTCAAGGCCGGGGCCGAGAAAATCTGCTCGATGTTTCGCATCGTGGTGGACCCGGAGATCGAAGACCTTTCCACGGACGATGAGATCCGGTACCGGATTCGCTGTCGGGGCCTGACGATGGACGGACGGCTGATCGGCGTCGGTGTCGGGGAGGCCTCGTCCAACGAAGAGAAGTACAAGTGGCGGGCCGCCAGGTGCGATGAGGAGTGGAAGGAAGCCGACGAAGGCCGCCGCCGCCGGACCTGGAAGCCGAAGTACCAGGGCGGCAAGGTTCTCTATAAAGGCGGGAAGAAGGTCTACGTCAAGATCCTTCAGGTCCGAGCGACACCCGCCGACGTGGCGAACACGATCCTGAAGATGGCCAACAAGCGGGCCAAAGTCGACCTGTGCCTCACAGTGACTGCTGCGTCCGACATCTTCGCGCAGGATCTTGAAGACCGTCCGTCGGTCGCCGAGGAACCCGGCGAAGCGCAGACGCCCATCAAAAGCCCGAAGTCGAAGTCCAGCACGAAGGGGAAGCCGAAAGGCAAGGGCAAGGGGAAGACGACGGCCAAGACCGGCGGCACCACTTGGACCGGCATCGTCAAGGAAGTCAAGCTGAAGAAGCAGACGTCGGAGTATACGCTCTTTGACGTGCTCTGCGAAGGTGAGACCTTCCAGACGTTCGAGGATGGCGACGCCGACTTCGCAGCGTCCGCAGCCAAGGAAGGCTTCGAGGTCACGATCACCTTCGAGACCAGCAAGTACGGGAAGAAGATCGTGGAGATCGCAGCAGCCGAATGAACCAAATCGAAATGGATCCGGTGACGCGGCAGTACCGTCTGAACGGGAACAAGGTTCCCGGCGTGACGAAGATCATCAAGGCCGGCGGGCTGCAGTTGGATTGGATGCCGGACGACTGGTACTTCGAGCGGGGCCGGGCCGTTCACCTGGTCACCGCCTTGGACGACCTGGGCGACCTCGACGAATCGACCGTCGACGACCGCATCATGCCGTATCTCACCGGCTGGAGACGGTTCAGAGCAGAGTCGAGTTTCAAGATCGAGGCCGAAGGAATCGAGAAGCGCGTCTCTAACACCCAATACCGCTTCTGCGGGACTCTGGACCGTCTCGGCCGCATCCGGAAACGACGCGGCGTCCTGGACATCAAGTGCGGTCAGCCGGAACCCTGGCATCAGATTCAGCTGGCCGGGTATGCTCTTTGCTTGCGTAACTCGTATGCGTTGGCGCGATGGAGTCTCTACCTAAAGGACGACGGCGACTTCCGGCTGAAGCCATGCCGCGATCTCAACGACTTCCGGATCTTCATCTGCGCGACGTCGATCACGAACTGGAAATCTGACTACCGATTGGAGGATTAAATGGCTGACGTACTGACCACGATTGATGAAGAGAAGGTGGCCGAGATCGAGAAGGGATCGACCGAACTGTCGACCCGGGTCAAGTCCATGAAGATCAAGACCGAAGCCGAGTACATCACCGGAGGGGAGCTGCTGAAGCAGATCGCCGCCGCGAAGAAGAAGGCCAAGGAATTCATGGAACCCATCGTGAAGTCTGCGAAGGCGCACCACACCCTGACGACGCAGCGACGGGCGCAGCTGCTGAAGCCGCTCGAAGAGGCCGACAACGTCCTGCGTCCGAAGGTCGGCGCGTATCTGCAGAACAAGAGGGACAAGGAAGAAGCCCGCGCCCGGAAGCTGCGCGAGAAGGAGATGGAGAAACAGCGCAAGGCGCAAGAGAGCGAGGCGGCGGCCTTGGAGAAAGAGGGGATGAAGGAGGAAGCTGAAGCCGTACGCACTCAGGAGCTGGTACCCGCGCCCCTCGTCGCGCAAAGGAAACCGCCGAAGGTCGCCGGGATCCATACGATGGAAACGACGGACTTCGAGGTCGTCAGCGAGAAGCTGATCCCCCGGGAATTCCTCTCCGTCGACAGTAAGAAAATTCGATCCTACATCAAACGACACGGAAAGGAGGCGAAGATCGCGGGCGTCCGGATCTTCTCGAAGACCAGCGTCGTGGCCAAGGGTTGATCTTAGGCGGGTCCGGACCCGCCATGCGGCGGCAGAGCACCCTACCATCGTGGTGCTACCCTCCTTTCAAGGTCTGCCGTCGCATGATGGGTCCGATTCTGTGACAAGCGGAACAGTAGGACCGAAAGGTCTGAGGTCGGTCGAGATGCACCTCGCATGGTACGCCTCGCGGCTCCTGCACCAACCGGTGCGATAGAAAGGTGCAGGCAAGTGCCAGCCGTCCGGACGGTTTACGTGGCCGCTACTGTTCCGCTGGTTACAGAGCCTCATTGTTAAGGAGAGAACCATGGGCCGCATGGCCAAGGTGAGACAGCAGCAGCTGGCAGGATTGAAGCCCGAGAAGTTCGTCCTGCTCGAAGAGATCGGCGAGATGTGGAACAGGGCCGCCGCGAAGATCGAGACGTTGAAGCGGGAGATCGAATCCCTGCAGTCGAAGGCCCTGATCCACATGAAGGAGCACAAGATCCCGGCGTACCAGGTCGACGGGAAAGGGACGCTGGAGCTCAAGACCGGCGAGGACAAGGTGAACTTCCGTCGGGCGAAGAAGTCCGACGACGACAAAGCCGAGAAGGGGAAGGAGAGGAGGAAGGGGAAGCGCAAGCGTAAGGGAGCTGCCGGTGGCAAATCGTAAAGCCAACTGCCGGGGCTGCGATACGCAGATCATTTGGGTCAAGAACGAGAACGGGAAGGCAGAGCCGTTCGACGCCAAGACGTGCCGAGTGATGCAGTCGCCCGGAAAGGATTACAAGGTCTATACGGATGCCAGCATCACGATCGAGCCGCCCCAAACCAACATCGTCGAAGCTCACCTGCCCCATTTTGTTACCTGCCCGAAGGCGGGCGACTTCAAGAAAGGAAAGAAGACATGAAGACCGAAACGATCCCGAAGGGGAAGTTCCAAGACATCGACATCGGCAAACTGACCGAGTCGTCCTACAATCCGCGGGGCGCGTTCGACGCCGTGAAGCTGGCCGAGCTGGCTGAATCCATCCGGCAGCTTGGCATCCAGCAGGCCTTGGTCGTTCGCCCCAAGAACGGCAAGATGGAGATCGTCGCCGGTGCGCGCCGGTACCGGGCGGCGAAGCTGGCGAAGCTGACGTCGGTCCCGGTGAACGTCGTCACGCTGACGGACGAACAGGCCCGTGAAGTGCAGATCATCGAGAACCTGCAGCGTGAAGACATCGGCCCCCTCGAAGAAGCCGACAGCTTCCGGCTGCTGATGAAGCACTCGAAGCTGAGCGCCGTACAGATCGGTGAAAAGATCGGCATGAAAAAGGGATACGTCTGGTCCCGGTTGAAGCTGGGGTCGTTGATCGAACCGGCGAAGACGGCACTGCGAAACGGCAGCATCGAAGCCGGTCACGCTGTCATGATTGCGCGATTGACCGGACCGATGCAGAAGAAGGCGCTGGATGCGTGTCGGTTCACCGTGGGGATGAGCGAAGCGGCTGGTCGGTTCGAGAGCAGCATGTCCGTTTCCGCCCTCGGGAAGTGGATTCAGCGGGCGGTGTATTGCTCCACGAAGGCGGCGCCGTTCAACCCGACAAGCGAGACACTCGTTCGGTCGGCGGGTTCCTGCACGATGTGCCCGAAGCGGGCCGGGAATCAGCCCTCTCTTCCGGTCGGGGCGAAGCCTGACACATGCCTCGACCGTCCCTGCTACGAGAAGAAGATCGACGCTGAGATCCTGCGCAAGAGGAAGGAGCTGCTGAAGAAGAAGGTGCCGGCGGTTCTGATTTCAAAGGACTGGTACGGCACGAACAATGCCATCCTCAACACCAACACATACGAGAAGGCCGGGCGGAAGAAGTGCAAGAACATCGCGCAGGGGATCTACGTCGACGGCCCCAAGATCGGCACCGTGATTACCGTCTGCACGAAGGGGCAGCAGTGCGTCGAGCATCACCCCAAGACCGCGTCGGGCACGAAGAAGCCGTCGAAGGCCCAGCGGGAGAAGGCCCACAAGGAACGGGAAGAGAAGCAGGTGGAGGAAGCCACCCGCACGTGGATCGTCAAGGCTGCCATCAACAAGGGCAAGACCTCGATGCCGCTGGAGGACTGGCGGCAGCTGGCCATCAAGTGCTACGACCGAATCTGGAATGACTCCAAGCGGTACATCGTGAAGTTCCTCGGATGGGCCGACACGTCGACCAAGACCGCCGGGAAGAAGCTGGCCGAGATGCGTTCGGTCGACCAGGTCGTCCAATTCATGCAGTCGATCTACCTGATCCCGGAGATCAACCACCCGGGCGGTGGATCGGATGCCGTGAAGATCGCCGCCAAGCGGTACAAAATCTCCTGGCCGAAGGTCCGGCATCAGGTGAAGAAGATGCTGGCCGTCGAGAAGAGGAAGGCGCTGGCGGCACGAAAGGCCAAGGCCGCAAAGAAGAAGGGGAAGAAGGGGAAGGGGAAGAAGTAGATGTTCGTCTGTCAGTACTGTGGTGAAAAGGACGACGTGCCTCCGCATCGCTGCCTGTTCAAGAAACCGAAGGAGATCGAACCGGCCGCCGGGGAAAGCCCCGGCGACCGGGATCTCCGTCGACAGGCGGCCAAGTGGATCCTCAAGCACCCGGCCATCGCCCGACTGTTCTTGAAGTACGCCCGGGCGATGGCCAGTCGCAAGCGGAGATTCAGCGCCAGCTTGATCACGGAACGGGTCCGCTGGCACGTCACCTTCAACTACGGCGAGAAGTACAAGATCAACAACAACCACCGGGCCTACATCGCCCGGTGGCTGATCGAGCAGGATCCCCGGCTGGAGGAGTACTTGGTCTTTCGGAAGGTCCGGTATTGATTCAGGAGAGAGCGGACGCCCGCAACATCTGAGAGAGGGTTGATGCGATACTTCAAGCACATGACCGACGCCGACCAGGACCCCTTCCTGCAATATGTCATCCGGAAGTGGGGGATGCGGGGTCTCGGCTGGTACTGGTCCTTGATCGAACTGATCGCCGGACGCGGAAAACCCATCGTCAACGACGAAGGCGTCGAAATCAGCTGGGCCGTCGGCTGTACCTGGGCCGACGTCGCCAAAAAGCTGCGCACCAAGCGGGCAGTTGCTCGGGAGTTCCTCAGCAGCTGCTCAGCATTTGCTGAGCACCTGCAGAGCATCTACCCGGAATCTGCTAAGATCACGTTCACGGAATCGGAGGACTTCCTGAGGTTGGACTGCCCTAACATCCTGAAGATCAAGGATGATTACACCCGCAAGTCCGGACTGGGTCCGGCGCAAGTCCGGACCTCGGTGCCCACAAAGGGAAAGGGAAAGGGAAAAGGAAAGGGAGAGGGGGGCGACTCCCCCGACGACATGATCCGAATCGAGGAGCTGATGCGGCTGGTGAAGGCCGCAAAGATTCCAGGCCGGACGAATACGAACCGGACGTACGTGGAAGCCTGGGTGGCCCGACTGGGCTTCGACGCCGTCAAAGAAGTGCTGACGTCTGCACAGGCCAAAGGCCGGTCGGTGCTGTGGCTTGACGACAATGCCTTCGGCGGGAAGTCGAAGACGAAACAGTCCCGAAAGGAGAAGCGCGACGCGCTAGGAGATTAGCATGGCCGACATGACCAAGGACGAATTCCTGGACGGCATCGACATCGTGGAAGCCGGGCTGAACGCCTCGATGTCCGAAGCTCTGCGGGACAAGTCGCTCTGGCCTTACATCAAGGGGGATGACCCTGTGGTGTGGAAGCGGGCGTGTCTGAACGTGAGCCGGGGAGAGAAGCCCCTCCCCTTTCTCACCTTGAACGATTTCCTCAACGCCATCCTGAAGGCCCGTCAGCAGATCCAGGACGAACCGTTCGGGGGACCGCTCAACGCGTCCATCGTCCGGGCCAAGGAACGCAATCAACAGAGAGCCGAGGAGCGGGAGCGGTCGATGGACTGGTCAAAGACCCAACTACAGAAAGCGCGCGCGCTGGCCCGCAAGACGAAGAGTTCTTTTCATCGCCAGGTGGTCCGGGACCTCGAGAGACGCGACGCCGAACAGAAGAGGGAGAACAAAGGATGAGCAAGAAACCCGTGATCGTCAGCATGGACCCCGGTTCAATCAAGTTCGGCCTGGCCCGGCTGGATGGAAAGAAGATCATCACCAGCTTGGCAGAAGTCGACAGCAAGGGGGAACTGCACAACCGTCTGTGGCAGCTGCTGATGATCGTGGCCGGAGTACTCCAAAAGTGGCAGCCGACGCACGTCGTGCTGGAAAAGGTTTTCGTCAGGAGGGGGGAGAAATCCAACCCTCAAACCGCATTGGTCATCGGCGCTGCGCGGGGAGTCGGGTTGATCTCTGCTGCCAGTGTTTGCGCCAGGGTCTTGGGGGTCCAACATGCCCGGGCGAAGAAGCTGTTGACAGGAACGGGGAAAGCCACGAAGGATGAAGTTCGGGCTGCGGCTGAGAAGCTGGTCACTCAGGACCGGCTGCCGCTCGAAGATGAATGCGACGCCATCGCTGTGGGATGCGTTGGTTGGTTGGAAATCACGGGGAAACTATGGCCTGGAAAAACCAAATGACGTGGCGGGACTGGTTTTGGGACATCTTCGGCCTGGCCGGGATGCTGATCCTGATCGCCTGGTTGGTGAAGCTCTGGTTCAAGTCTTAATTCTCAATTGAAGGAGGTCGACATGCGGCTGGTACCGATCTACGACAATATCATCGTTCAGCGGACCGAGGAACCCGACCGGACGAAAGGCGGGATCTTCCTTCCCGATGCCGCGAAGCAGCGACGGGCCGAAGGGAAGGTCATCGCTGTGGGGCCGGGCAAGCCGGGGGAGAACGGATCGAAGCCTGAACCCCTGCCGCTGACCGTCGATGAGACGGTCGTCTTCAGTGCATACGTGGGCACAGACGTCGAGCTGGCGGGACAGAAGTACGTGGTCCTGAAGGCCGAGGACATCCTGGCCAAGATCGAAGGCGGCGACGAAACCGACGCGCTGAAGGCGGAAGCGTGATCCCCTGCGCGAACAGTTTCGGGCATCGGTGGGTCGTCTCGCGTCTGCAGACCCGGACGGGGCAGGTCAGTGTGATCTGCCGCTACTGCGTGTCGCGGGCGGCCTTGGACCTGATTTCGATCCGGAGGATTGATGGTCAGCGAAAAAGAACGTAACCCGCTGCAGCCCTATCTTGGGGTGTGGGTCGGCGACGACAAGCTGATCCACTTCTCCATTTCAGGGGAAGAGGTTTCGCCTACCGATGCCATCGAGAAGGTGAACACGCTGATACACCAGTTGGACACCGACTGCCGAGACATTGCGAAGGTCGTCGACAGGTACAAAGAGCTGGCGCTGGGGCAGACGATGGTCCTCCGGATGCGACGGAAGGCGCTGCTGGCCTCCAAGTTCTACGTCACGGATCTGAAGGTCCGCGAACAGATGGACAACGCCGTCGGCAGTTTCCCGCTGCAGCATCTGCACCTGGTCGACGCATACGAGAACCTGCATCAGTGCCTGCTGAAGATCCCACCGGAGGGTCTCAGTCCGGGCGTCCGGGAGATCCTCAAGGACATCAAGAAGATCCAGAAGCGGCAGGACAAAGAGAACAAGAAGCTGAAGGCCAAATCGAAGTAGGAGGGAACTATGAACTGGTTGTTGCTCGGCCTGGTCTGCATCGGGTCCTTCGCTGCCGGTGCGTTCAGCATGACGTGGTTCGCTCTACGAGTTTGGAGGTCGGCGAAGCGGCTGCGCGACGACAACTTCTTGGACGGAATGCGGACTGAGCAGGTACTGACACGGGAGGACATACCGGAGCTCGACGGGGCCTTCAATACAGAGACGTTGTCTGAGGTATTCCAGACGCGGAGGGAGGCCCTTCTCAGGTCGATGCAAATGCCGGGAAGCGTGATCGTACGGCGAGGGACTACAAATTGGACCATTGCGACGCGGCCGCCAGGCTTCCATGTTGAAGAAGATGACGACCCCCGCAGGCCACCGCCGACACCGGATCCAGCGCCACCAATGAGAGGGAGTCAACCATGAAGCAGAGAAGGGGAAACGGACTCGGGCTGCTGATCGTTCTGATCATCCACGTCGCGCTGATCAGTTGCAGCTCGAAGCAGAAGCAGATCGACATCTGGTTCAAGAACGGGCTGCCGTTCGACATCGTGATCACGGCTGACATAGGCCTGCCGTCTGGTCCGATGGCGTATCCGATCAAGGCAGGCGTCACGATGAAATACCACATCCCGGCGGGAATTCGCCCGTCGGAAATACGCATCGAGGTGAAACAATGAGAGCTTACATGGACGTCGAGACAACTGGTTTCATGCGAAGGAAGGGCGCGCGGATTATCGAGATCGGGGCCGTCGTGGTGTCTGACGACTGGCAAGAGATCGCAGCCTTGTCGGTCATCGTCAACCCCGGACCGGAGGCGCTCAAGTCTCCCGAGGCATACAAGGCCCTCGCCGTGAACAAGATCAGCCCCCAGCTTGTGGAAGTCGGGGTCGGCCCTGCTACTGCGGCCGCGTCTTTACGGGCAGTTCTGCGACAGGTCAAAGACAAGAACTTCCACGCCTTCAATTCGGGCTTCGACTCGAAATTCTTGGAGATGGACCCGTGGAAGATTCCTCTGTCGGTTTGGGGCGACTGCGTGATGCAGGCGGCGAACAAGATCATGAAGCTGGGGAAGATGCCCCGACTCGGCGAAGCCGCCGCACACTTCAAGGTGGAGATGCCCGACGCGCACCGGGCCCTCAGTGACGCGCGGGCGGCGATGCAGATCCATCGGGAGATTCTGAAGTGAAGCTCTGGACGATCAATCGGCTACTGCGGGCGTTTGGATTGGTCCTTGTGATCGGGGTCGGGAAAGGACGGCCGACTCGGCTATGGATCGAGCGGGCGCGGGCCTTCGATGCTCGGTGCGATCGCGGAAGGGGAGAACATGGACTATGAGACAATCGTAAAGCGCGGCACGGAGATGTACCGGGTCGGGCTGCGGATCGCGTACTGCTACAAACGCCGACACTACCTGGTCCGTGGGAAGGATCGTCGCGTGTGGAATCGAGGACGCTGTCAGACCAAGCATTGAGAGGCGGCCCCATGGTAGATCGAAAAAGCGCAAACAGGGCGATAGCGATTGCTTTGGACAGAGAGATCAAAAGCCAAGGCGACAGTCCTCACGTCACGTTCGATTTTACGCTGGTGCCTCACGGGTACCAGTTGGACCTGAAGATCAACGGAAAGGTGGAGATGGTAGAGTGCCGAGATTTTGGGGGTAGTCCCAACCTCGGCGCTGTGGCCGCCGATCTGATCCGTCGCGTGTTCGGGACAATAGACAAGTGGCGGGAGAATCACTGAGTGGCTGGACGTTTTCACAAACCGACGAAGCTGGCCGAAAGGATCGCTCGACGGCTGAGGGATGAATGCGGCATCAAGTTTGAGGCCAGACCTGAAGCCTTCTGCATCACGCGAGACCAGGAAGCCTTGATGAACGGCTACGCACACGGAATGGATTATTGGTATTGGTCGCTGGACGTGTTCGAGTACCCGGCCAGCGTCAGCAATCCGATGGTGGAATTCGAGGGCCGAATGGTCGAAACGGCGATTGAGTCTGCCGACCGCGCCACGGACATAGCGAAGTGCAAGAAGATCCGTTTCCGTCATACGTTGGGCCAGATCGAGTTGGGAGTTAGTGAATAGAAGGAGGCTGTGATGAAGTGGTGGCGGCGCCTGGTCTGTTGGTGGAAGGGGCACTGGCCCGTAATGTCGTACTTCTCCGCGGTCCCGCTCGGGCTGATGCCGGGGAAGTCGATCACGACGAAGTCCTGTTCGCGCTGTGGCTTCGAGTTCTGGCGGCGCGAGAAGGAGCTGTCGCCGCTGTTCAAACACGGACAGAGGAATCCCTGGGATGTCTTCCGAACGTGTCTGCATGGGGTCCTGCTCATATCGGTCTGCACCTGGTGCGAGCAGGAGGAAAAGGCAGGACCGACCCCCCGCGCCAACGGATGACCGGCCCCACCGGTGAGTTTCATTCTTTAACCAGATGGAAGGAGAAGGGTTCATGGCTGACATCGACAACGGAGGATCGGTCTTCCCGGTCACGGAGTACCAGGCAGACCCCAGCGGGGGGAAGCCGACCCCCTACAACCAGGAGTACGGGATGTCCCTGCTCGATTACTTCGCTGAGGGCGTGATGGAGACCACGACACTGGCCATCGCCGTGAACGTCTACATCGGAACGCTCGTGCAGAAAATGGCGACGCTCACCGAAGTTCAAGTCGCGGAGTTGGAGAAAGCGATGAAGGCCGGGAGCGACGCGGACATCGCCAAGGCCAGTTACGACATGGCCACCGCGATGGTCGCCGAGAAGAGACGACGTGAAAAGGGGGAATCGAAATGACCGACGTACGCCGCCAAGGGCTTCCTGACCCCAGCGAACGGCTCAAGAGGGCCGAGGCGAACTGCCGGGAGATCGCCGCCCGCATCGGTGCCGTGACGCCCAAGGGTTGGGGCTTCGCCCTGCTGATGTTCGAGTTCAACGGAAAGGAATCCACCTGGATCTCCAACGCGCAGAGACGGGACATGATCACGATGATCCGGGAGCTGGCCGACAAGCTGGAGCTGGACATGGCCGGTGGTCCGGTCTCTCCGAGTTCTCAATAGAAAGGAAAAGGGTTCATGACAAGGAAAATCAACTGGAGGAAGTGGGCGAAGTCGGCACAGAAGGAAGTGCTGCGACTGAGGAAAGAGTCTGCGACTATCGCGTTAGAGGCGACGCGAAATGAAACCCTGATGGAGATCGAGAGGCGGGACTTCAGGAAGGAAATGAAAAAACTGAAAGCCCATTACAAGCACACGCAGCGCGGCTTCGATTTCGTCTGCCCCAAATGTAGCCGCGGCATGGTGTATGTCGGGAATGGGATTGTAGGCTGTCCCTCTTGCGCGGTAGATCGCGTGGGCTTCGATGCTCACCTCTCACTGTCCAGGTTCGAGAGGAACCAGGATCAGCCTGCGGATACTGATCGGGATATGTCTCCAGAAGAGAGGCCGAGATGAGCACACCAAAGACGCCGTCCGACAAGATTCTCAATACGCCCGTGATCCTGAAAACGGACTTGGTCACCACGATGACCATCCACCAGCAGCTGCTGATCGCGCTGCGTCATCCCAAGAACACGGGGCCGGTCCGGGAGATCGCCAAGCGATTCAGCAACCGACTCAGCATGATCCTGGTCAAAGGCGGGATGATGACGCAGGAGGAGATGGACGCCTATTACCGGAACGAGCTGCAGTACGGCAGCGCCGACCTTCTCTTCGAGAGTCCGATCATGGTCCCGCCGATGAAGACGATCCAGAAACCGGCCGCCGGCGCCGCCGTCGACGAGACCGAGGAGCTCGCCAAGGACCTCGCCATCTTCCTGGTCCACGCCGTCAACCAACCGGACGACGCGCCCGTCACCGATCACGACCGCAGGCTGGTCCAAGACCTTGTCCAGCGGTCCGCAGAACGGTTCCCGGATATAATCAAGACAGAGAGGGGGCTATGATGGACGCCGTTGACTGGTACCGCGGCGAGATATTCTTCGCCCGTCGTCGGAAGATTTTCGAGATCAGCTTTCAACTGCTAGGCCGCGAGGGTCTATTGAGCCGGGTCCGGATTAAGGAGGTCGCCAAGAACACGGATCAGCGTCTGAAGAAACTTCGGAAGATCCCCAAATCGGCCATGCTGGTGGCAGTGTCGATGCCGATCACGCGGGACACTCTTCTACTCTCCTACCAGGACAATTCTTTCGACGCGGTCGCGGAGGGCTGCGATGCCCCTATCACGCAGATTACGCTTGCTGAGGTGCGGACATGATCGACGTCAAGAAGATCAAACCGGGCGACTGGATGCGGGACGTCCAGAGCGGGGAGCTTGCCATCCTTGCCCAAGTGACGGACAAGGGGCAGCTTCAAATCTGGAAGCCGCCTGAGTTCGGGTACAACTGGTCGAAGCCGTCCCACTACGAAACAGCAACGCCGACGGACAGCGAGGCCAGGGCCTGGCTGGAGGGTTTGGTGAAGAGTCTTCTGCCCTATCCCGTCCGGTGGTTCGATCAGGCCGAGGACCTGGCCGACAAAAGCCAAGCACTTCTTGAGGTGCTCGACCCGCCCGCAGGTCGCATCCTCGGGGGCAAGTACAATTCGATTGTGGAAGACTTCAAGAAGGTGCTGCGGATCTATCAGGCGTCAGCCGTTTAAGGGTAGAGACATGACAAGAGACAAAGCATTCAAGCTGATCGAGAAACTGGAGAAGATCCCAACGTCCATCACCATCACCAAATTGTGGGGCGGGCCCTGGATGGCAAGCCTGGACGGTGGACCCGGGATGAACAAACGTCGAGGACTGGAGGTCCGGGGGGACACGTTCGAGGATGCAGTAGAGACTGCGGGCGCGGCGGCGGAAAGATATTGGGGTGTTCAAGTACTCTGACGAAAGGAGGCAAGATGTCCAAGTTCCGAAAGAGGCCGGTTGTGATCGAGGCGGTCCAATACCACACGGGCGACAGGGTCGAGGGCGTCTGCAAAAAACCCTGTCACTCAATTACGGCGAGCAGCGGTAGACCCCACATCCACACGCTCGAAGGGAACATGAGCGTCTCCGATGGCGACTGGATCATCACCGGGATCAAGGGTGAAATCTACCCCTGCAAGCCCGACATCTTCGAGGCGACGTACGACGCGGCGAAGGACGATCTCCTGGTCATGTCGCAAGAGGCCATCGACAAGATCGGAGAGTGGCAGGTCAGCCTTCATCAGATGATCGAGGAGGAGGACTACCAGGAGTTCTTCCAAGACGGCAAGGATGGCTCGACGTTGATGGACCAACTGACAGGACTGTTTGATGAGATGGTGGGAGCCCTCAAAGGTCATACGCCGCAGGGGTGCTGTACAGATCCCCCGGCACCCGATACAGCTAACCCGCAGACTTCATGAAGCACTGGATTCGAGTCCGCAAATGCGAGAAGGGCGCTGTGCGCTTGGCGGATCGCCACTACTCGCGGAGGAAGATCGGGAGCCCCCAATTCATGCCCCCTGGCCAGACCATCGTCTTGGTCACCCCGGACCGAAAGGCAGTGTGGGGCTGGTGGCGCCCGGATCCAACTTCCGGCATCAAGGCGATGAACGGCCTCGACGGCTTGACCTGCACCATCTTCCGGAACGAGGGGCCGATCCTTTCGAGCACTCTGATACTCGACGCGGAGCTGGCGGTCCGGGAATTCGGTCTCGACGTCGGCCCTGACGGCTTGCTGACTTACGTTTGGGACAAGAAGATCCGCTCGTCGAATCCCGGGTACTGTTTCCTGATGGCGGGCTGGAAGAAGATCGGGCGGTCGGCGGATGGCAAAAAGACGCTGCTTCAAAAGAAGCGGAGGTTGACGCGGCACCTGACCCATCGTAGACTCCCTTCGATACCCCAACCCGGTCACGGGGCGGCGGTCTCCGGTCCTTCACGTCGTCCCGTGACTTTCAAAAGGTAGGAGAGATGGACGACAAGAAGACCGCCCGCATCCGGACCCAGGAATCCATCCCGTGGGACCTGATCCAGTTCACGGCTGCGATCATCGACCAGGTCGGCGACCGCCGCGCGTTTGTGCTCACGTGTGCAGTCCTGTCCGTCGCGCCCTTCCAGGTCATTCACGACTGCCACCAGATCGGACTGCTGTGGTATCTCGCCGACGACAACCGGCTGCTGCGATACGACCCGGCCCGCGACGACTACATTCCGTACACGTCCGAAGCTGGCCCGTGGTGGAACGCAGCGTTTTACGAGCTGGCCGAACACTATGGCATCATCGAAATCGAAAAAGAAGAAGACCCCGACTAAGGGGAAGAAGAAGCGCCTGCCGGCGGCCAAGAAGAAGATGGGTCGTCCGTCGAAGCTCGACGCCGACGTCGTCAAGAACATTCTGGAGGCCGTCGGCATTGGCGCACCGTACGAACTGGCCGCCCTCTACGCCGGGGTCCACCGGACGACTATCAACCGATGGAAGGCCAAGGGAGAACGGGAAGAGTCCGGGGAATACCGGGACTTCTGCATCGCCATAAAAAAAGCCGAAGGCCAGGCCATCGTCGGATGCTTGGGGTCGATCACGCTGGCGGCGAAGAAGCAGTGGCAGGCTGCGGCTTGGCTGCTCGAACGCCGGTACCCCGAGACGTACGGACGGAAGTTCGTCACGATGGAGCACAGGGGGGAGGTGGACCTGACGCCGGAGGAGGCGCAGAAGTCCATCGACGAGAACGAAGTCCTGCTCAAGCGTCATGGTATCCTGAAGTTCCCGGTACGCACCGATGGCCAGAAAGCGAAGAGAAACGGCAAAGGCAGAAACGGCGCTCAAGCCAGCTGACGAACAGGCCCGGCAGCTGCAGCTGCAGTCCGCTCTTGACGCCGTCGCCGTTGAACACGCCCGGAAGGACCTCGCCTTCTTCATTGAGTACGTCCTGCGCGATGACGAAGGACAACCCATCGTCCTGGAGGAGACCCACAAGGAAGGCCTGCGGTTCATCCAGTGGTGTCATGAGCAGGGAAAGTTCCCCGTCATCGAAGGCCCGTGGGGATCCGGCAAGACGACCATCTACGTGGTCGGGATCGCCCTGTTCGCCATCGGCTGCGATCCGAACGTCCGGATCGGCGTGTTCTCCAATCTGGAGGACTTAGCCGCGGACCGTGTCGGCGCGATCAAGTCCTACATCGAAGAGTCGCCGGAGTTCCAGAAGGTTTTCCCCAAGATCGAGAGAAACCCGGAAATCTGGAGCAAGCATAAGTTCCAAGTCAAGCGTACGTCGAAGGATCCGACGGCGACCTGCCAAGCGCGAGGGATCACCGGCGCGAAGGTCGGCGCTCGATACGATCTGATCCTGCCTGATGACATCACCGACTATGACAACTCGGTCACCTCCAGGAAGAAGCGGGAAGACGTCGACCACCGGCTGCACAACGCCGTCATGTCCCGCCTGAGCGACGACGGGAATCTGCTGTACGTGGCGACGGCCTGGCACAGCCAGGACGCCACCGAGAAGCTGAAGAAGGACGACCGATTCGCTGTCATGATCCAAGCCGTCTCTGATGATTGCTCCTCGATCGAGCAGGTCAACCTGGTCACAAAAGTCAAGATCAGCTTGCCACTGCCCCGCATCTTGTCGCGGGAGAAGCTACTCGCCGAGAAGCGGAACAAGCCTCGCGTCTTCGCCCGTGGCCGTCAGCAGAAGCCGTACACGGAGGAGGAGAAGACCTTCGGCGAAGACATGGTCGACCTGGCCCTCCGATACGGCGAGGCGGCGAAGATGCTGATGGTCGACTTGCCCCGTGGCGTCGGCATCGACTTGTCCAGCGCGAAGCGGGCGGGGAACGCGTTCGTCGGTGGCGTGTGGGACGAACGGGCGATGACGCTGTACGTCGACGAGTGTCAGCTGGAAGCCTGGACCAGTCCGCAGGTCGGGGCATGGATTCAGGAGTACCACATCAACCGCGCGCCCGAGTGGTTTGTCGTCGAGAACAACGCATATCAGACTTCCCTGAAGGAGTGGACCGAAGCGACCAGCGACGCCGTCCTGCCCATCGAGGCCTTCACGACGACCAGCAACAAGGCCGACCTGAATCTCGGGCTGCCCGGGCTATCGTCGGCGCTGAAGGCTGGCGGGATCCTGATCGTCTTCGACAAGGAACACGAAACGGACTGCGGCTGCGGACTCTGCAAGCTGGTTAAGGATCTGAAGGAACACCCGTTCGGCGACACCGACTCCATCATGGGCCTGTGGTTTCTGTGGCGACGATTCCGCACGACCGGGATCGGCGCCGGCGGGTTCGGAAAAAAGGACTCGACGCACGACAAGGGCAAGGTATACTCTGCACGTCAGAACATTCACAGGCACCGCGGAGCACGACGGAGGCTGGTCTGATGCCGAAGAAGCGGAAACGGAGTACCAGGGGAGACCCCTTCACCAAAAGCCAATTGCTCCGAATCCTCAACGGCTATTGTCCTTACCACGCGACGCTGGTTGAGATGGTCGCCACCCACGAAGATGCTGCCGAGGGCCCGACGCAGTCCTGCACCCGGTGCTCGTACATCATTCACGGGATGCCGTTGATCACAGGGGGAAGCTGATGGCCAAGGACAAGAAGAAGAAGCGGCGGGCGACGTCGAAGTACAAGGCAGCTGCCCTTAGCCCGAAGGTCATGCGCTCGGCGCTCGACCGTGCGATCAACATGATTACCAGCAAGGACAAGAAAGGTTACCAGCGGAAGCTGAAGGACTTCAAGGAAGACTTCCCGACCTTCTTCGCCTTGGGATCTCCGGGCGACTTCGATCCCGCCGTCTCCAATTTCCGTCGCTTCGGTCGACGTGTCGTCTCGACTGACCTGGACGAGACGCGGCAGGAACGGCAGTACACGACGTCGGTCATCCTCTACCACAAAGCCCCGACGGCCCGCTACTTCACGGATCTTCGCGTCGCTTTCCTGACGGCGGGCGAGATGTCCGTCGAAGCGAAGGACCCGAAGGTGGCCGCGTGGATCCAAGCGTACCTGTCCGACCCGTTCACGGACTACGAGAACTTCCGTCCGCTGTTGGGTCGGGAGTCGATCCTGGCCGGAGAGCTGCTGCTGTATCCGCACGTCAACCCGTCGACGGGCCACGTTCGGATTGCGTACCTCTCTCCCGCTTTCATCAAAGGACGCCCGGCGCCGGCTCCCGGTTTCCCGCACATCCCTGACCGGATCGCCATCCGGAAGCAGGCACTCCGGGAGCTCGGGATCGTGAAGCCGATCAAGGGCAAGCTCGGTGAATCAGGACACCACGGCACCCCGCTATCGAGTGATCAGGGACTGACGGGCGCGACGAATGAGACGATCTTGAAGATCATCCGACCCCGCATCGAGATGGTCAAAGCGATCGACGACAAGGGGAAGGAGATCGAAACCCCGACCGAGAAGCTGTCGGGCGACGTCTTCTTCATCCCGTTCAACCGTCTGCTGTCGTCGCTGCGTGGTCACTCGCAGTTCCTGGTCAGCTCCGATCAGCTCGACGCCGTCGACGAGGCCCTGTTCGCCATGATCGAACGGCTGTACCTGCTGAACCTCTTCTGCTGGCACATCACGTATGAGGGGTACAGCGAAGCCAAGCTGCGCGAGAAGCGCCGGGATTTCGAGGCCGACGGCGGCATCAAGCCCGGTGCAACCTTCATGACGAACGAGAAGGGGAAGATCGAAGGCGTCAGCGCGGATCTTGGTACGGCCGATTTTGTGACGGGCTTCGACAAGGCCCTGAACGTCGCGGCGATGGCCTTCGGGATCCCGCAGGCCTGGCTTGGTCTCGGCGACCTGGTCAATCGCGCATCGGCGCAGGTCAGCGAGACGCCCATCATGAAGCTGCTGCAGCAGGGGCGCCAGCAGTTCCGCGCGATGGAGAAGAAGCTGATTGAGTACCACGTCCTACAGGGCGTGGAGAAGGGAACGCTCCGCGGAATCGAGGACACGTCCTTCAAGATCAGCTACGAGGAACTGTCCAAGCATGATCAGACCGACGTCGTCAATGCGGCCAGCACGATTGCGGGCGCGATCTCGGTTGGTCTGGACCGACAGCTGATCACGCACGAACAGGCGAAGAAGCTGTTCACGTTCATCGCCGAGCAGATCGTGAAGCTGCCGGCGGCCCCTGTCGCGCCGGGCGAAGCGACGGACGCCGATCCGACGCAGAGCACCGCGCAGGACAAAGACTTCGGAGCGACCGATCCGGAAGCCGACGCCCGGTCCGATCAGCGAGCTGACGCGGCGGCCGGCGAGATGATCGAGAACATGCGGGAGGCGAAGAGACTGAAGCGTGAAGCCGCGAACGTGTAGATCAAGGAGGACTCAGTGAGAGATCGCGTGTTGGTGGAAATTACGGAGGTGTTGGACGACGACACCGGCGTCTATGCCGGTGACGATTTGGATTTCACCGTGAAGTCCGCACTGATGGACGACCGCCTGAAGGATCCCAAGCAACGTGAAGCCTTTGCGAAACACCTCGAGGGTCTCGCGATGAAATGCCGGAAGAACGAGTACCCATTCAAACGGTAGGCCCATGCCCCTCGCCCTTCTCCGAGAAGACGAAGTCGCCGACCTGCAGCGTCAGCTGCGGGGGATCATCCGTCGATTGGATGAACTGGAACGGGGAGCTTTCACCGCCAGCGCCAGCCTGATCAGAAACACTCGGGGCCAAGTCCAGGACGTGATCCCGGACCGCATCACGCCCGGCGACTTCCCTGCCTTCAGCGGCAACGTCAGCAGTCTGATGACGACGCTGCAGACGAACTTCGGAGACCTGGTCGAGTCGTTCGCGTTCGAGGGCGTCAGCCTTGGCGAAGACTTCGCCGAGCAGCAGCTCCGCAGCGTCGGCATCGACCCGGCCAGCTTGGGGGCTGTCGGTCTGACCGGGGCGCAATTCCGAAGCATCGCTGGTGCGTCTGCAGCTGAAGCCGAAGCCGCGATCCAAGCTGCTGCTTCTCGATTGAACGCGGAGCTGGCCCGCGTCTTCCTCGCTCCCGAGCCGAACTTGACGAAGATCCGGACCGTGATCAAGGACAACCTGTCGACCCGGAGATCCGGGGGATCGCTCAGCGGGGCCATCGCCAAGGTCTCGGCGAATCTCCGGACCAGCTTGGGACGGATGTTCTCGGAGGCCTCCGAAGCGATCCAGAAAGCGGCCGCCGAGAGGGACCCCAGCCTCCGGAAAATGTGGGTCACGAAGGGCGACGCCAAGGTTCGGGAGGACCACGTCATCGCCGGAAGGAACCACGGTCGACGGGGAAAGCCGGGACCGATCAAGGTCACCGAACGCTTCCAGGTCGGCCGCGTCCGGCTCAGGTTCCCCCGGGATCCGGACGCTCGAGGGGGCCGTCGCCAGGTCCAGGCGCAGGTCATCCGATGTCGCTGAGACAGCGTCCTGGTCCGCGTGACGGGCCGAAGGAGACGGGCATGATCTCAGGAGATCCTGGTCAGCTGCCAGGCAGGATCCAATCAGCTGCTGATCAGATCCTAAGCAGGTGCTCGGCAGATGCCTGGCAGGTGCTGACCATCTGCGGAGAACTGGTTATTGAGATCAGCACAGGTTCTGACATCGCGCAGCCGCAACAGCTTGGGACTCAGACGTTGGACGGTTCTAATGTCCGGACCCACTCCGGACCAAGTCCGGACTTGCTACCCCTAAAGGGAAAGGTATAGTCAAAGGGAAAGGCAAATGGAAAGGGAGAGGGGACAACCCGCCCCGTTCACGATCTTCGGTGAACCCTGCTTCAATCCCGACTGGGACCCCGGGCAGGAGACCGTCTTCGAGTTCGCCAACCGGATGCGCGTTGATCACGGATGGATCGAGGGCCTCTACGAGCTGCCACACCCCCCAAAGGGCCGATACCCCGATCTCCGCGTCGACGAGGATTCCATCATGTACGTCGGGTGCATACATCTGCACATCCCCAGGCCGGGCCAAAAGCCGGACCCGTCCCGCATCGGCGTCGAGATGCACTACATCAGCAGCCGGGCCAATCACCTGGAATTGATCAAGGTCTTTCAGAAGACCGGGATGCACGCGACGGACGGTCGCCGAGAGACCGCCAAAATACTTTCAGCAGAAACGCAAATCAGGGCTTGACGCCGTTCCCGTTCCATGTTAAGGGTTCTCCCATACAGGAGGACCGCATGGCCGACCTCAAGTGCCCCGTCGACGAGTGCGAGAGATTGTACAGGAGCGACAAGGGTCTCACCGATCACATGACGGCCAAGCATCCGAACTGGCAGCCCGCCGAAAAGTCTCCTCCCGCCGACGACATCGACAAGTCCAAGGCGACCCCGGACGAAGAGACCAAGAAGCTCAAACCGCCAACCGTCGAAGATAAGCTGGCGCTGGCCCTGGCAGAGAACGAGCGACTCCGCGAGGAGCTGCTCGGAGCGAAGGGGGACACACCGGCGGTCGTCACGGTCAAGCCGATCACCGACAAGGTGCTCGCCCAGCATGTGCGCGATTGCGCGAAGCTGGTCGTGCGGCGGAACTTGGAGCGGGACCACATCGTCAAAAAAACCAAACAGGGTCTTCTCGACGAGGCCGAGGAGCATGAGAAGGCTGCAGACGTGTTCGATTCCCAGGCCGCGGAGATCGCCGCGAAGGTGGCCTGCGTGAAGGCCAAGAACATCATGGCGAGAACCCGGCGCGACTCGGAGACGGGGGACATCATCCGGTACGACTACGCAGTCAACGTCCGGAATGGTGCGCTCCGAATCGTGCTCACGAATGGATCTCGGGTGAAGGTGGACGTGCGCGACGTACACCGGGCGAAGTGGGACTACACCCATGACCGCAACCCGAAGTCCAACAAGCGCATTGCGAACCGGACGCCTGCCGCCTGGCAGGGCCGAGACCAAGTACCCGTCATGCGGAAATAGCAGCCGGGTACGGGGGGAAACGTGATCGAGAGAAGGACACGTCGATTCGTTCGGCTCACCGAGTCGGTCTACACGGAGCTGCGCGAAGTCATCGTCAAGCGCGGCGAGGAATACTGCGTCACCTCCCGCGACGGCTCCCGAGACTTCGGTTGTTTCTCTTCACGCGAGTTGGCCCAGGAGCGGCTCGGGCAAGTCGAATTCTTCAAGCGCGAATCGTTCGATGTGGACATCGCCTTCAGGGTTTCCGAAGCCATCATGAAAGAGCAGGCCCGTGATCCCGCCGCCGTCTGCGGGAACATTTGGGCCACGGGCACCGAAGAGGAACGCGCTGCGTTCGCCGGTGGAACCGAAGGCCGCTCCAAGGATGAGCAGCCCCCCCAGGCGTGGTTCGATGACTGAGTCAGCAAGGTGTCCGAGTCCGTTGGACTCGGAGAACAGGTTGATGAAGCGCCCGCCCACACGACCGCCGACGTCGACGACCTTCACGTCCACGAAGTCGATCCGGACAAGGTCGACGAGAACGGGAACGGCGTCACCGAGCCGGCGCAGGGTCCGGGTCGGGAAATCCATTCGCATCAAATCGTCAGCAACGAAGTTCAGGATCATACGGCCCGCGACGGATCCTACACGTCGAAACATCCGGGCGGCATCGTCGGCCTGCAGGAGTCGGTCCGCTGGATGAAAGAAGGCCCGGTCGGCCTGATGCACTTCCTGAACGAAGCAGCCCGGGATTCCGGTGATCCACGGGGCAAGGTGTGGGACGTCGTGCTGATCACGGCGGGCGTCTCGGCGAACATCGACCCCATCCTGGAACTGCCCCGCTGGTATCCGAAAGAGACGCTGCTGAAGCTGGTCGAGGACAAGGTCTTCGAGGGCAAGGCGGCGAACATCTTCGAGTTCGATACACCGATGGGCCCCGTGGCCAGCCATACCCCCGACGGCGTTCCGTCGGGCATGTTCCCGCGTCAGAAGGTCGGCTGGTACGATGACGTGCGCTTCGGAAAATTCGAAGATCACGATGGGACGATGAAGGAAGGCGTCCTGGCGAAGTTCCACCTGGTCGACGCCGATCTGCGGCAGCCGCTGGTCGAAGCGTGGGACCAGGGGAAGAAGGACTTCCTGGATCTCAGCATCAACGCCGGGGGTCTGATCGAGGAAGCGGAAATCGGTGGTCAGAAAGTCGCCAAGGTTGTCGAAATCTCTGTTGGGGAATCCATTGACCTCGTAAGCGAGGGGGCGCGCGGCGGGAAGCTGCTTCGCCTCGTCGCATCGAAGGCTTATTTCTCGGAGGCGAAGATGAACAAGAAACAGATCACGGCCGCGATCAAGCGCCTGAATGCGAAGCTGCTCGAGGGGTTGAACCCCAGCACCATGTCGGTCACGCAGCTGAACGCGCTGCTGGTCAAGGCCATCAAGGAACAGGAGCCCACCGCACCGGAAGGTCTCCGCGTCCAGCAGTTCGACGACGAGTTCTGCCTCGTCATGCCGGACGGCACGAAGGGACAGTGCTTCCCCAGCCAGGAGGAAGCGCAGGCGGCTCTGGCGGCGATGGCCCAGGAAGCCCTTCATCAGATCGGCGAGACCATCGTCACGCCGCCCGTGACCCCCGCAGCCCCGGCGACCCCGCCGGCGCCGGGAGCTCCGGCAGCTCCGGCGACGGCGCCGCTGACCGAGAGCGCCGTCGACGCCATCATCCAGAAGCGCGTCGACAAGGCGATGTGGCCGAGCGAACTGGACAAGGCCCTGGCGTCTGCGAAACTGCCCGAGGAGTCCGTCAAGCATCTCCTCGAGAACTACAGGGGTCGCGTCGGAGATCGGGCGAGCCTGACCAAAGACATCGACTACACCAAGAAGATGCTCGGCCTGGCGGCCGACGCAAGCCAGGCCGGTGGCGAACCCGGCACCGGCGGCGTCGTCACCATCACCGAGGAAGTCCATGAGAAAGTCGAGAAGGGCATCCGGGCATCCTTCCGAGAAGCCCGGGGCTTGAAGGGGACCGACGCCTTTGTCGACAAGGTCGCCCCCATCCGTTCGATCTCCCGGGCGTACGCTTCCGTCACCGGCGATCACCGGCGCGGAATGCGCGTCGCCCATCGGATGCTCGAAGGCTTTGCCTTCGCGCAGCTATTCATGCAGGACGTCACCCGGTCGGATAAGCAGGCCGAGCGGCTGCGCGGTCGACTGAAGGAGGCGCTCGAGACGTCATCCTGGCCGCAGGTTCTCGGGAACGCGCTGGAGAAGGAACGCCTCGAGGCGTCCCGCGCCGAGGACGTGAACAAGTGGCGGGAGATCACGTCGAAGATCGGATCGACGGACAACCTGTTCACCAAGCGCCGCATCCGGATCGGCGGTTACGGGGAGATTCCCATCGTCGGAGAGGGCGTCGACTTCCCGGCGGCCGTCAGCCCCGCGGACCAGGAGGTCCAGATCGACCTGGACAAGCGGGGATTCACGGAGGAGATCACCATCGAGATGATGCTCCGTGACGACATCAATCAGATCGCGGAGATCCCCAACCGGATGATCCGGGCCGGGATGCTCACCCTGCAGCGCGACGTGTTCAACATCCTGATCAACAATGAAGCCCTGTCGTTCGACGACGACACCACGGCGCTTTTCACCGCGCCCCACGGCAACCTGTCGACGACGGCCCTGTCGCGGGTCCAGGTCCTGGCGGCCATGGAATCCATGATGTCGCAGAACGTGTTCGGGTCGGACATCGACTTCATGGCCGAGCAGAACATGCCCGACATCCTGCTGGTCGACTTCACGCAGTGGGACGAGGCCATGACCATCGCGGAGGCCCCGTTCACCTTCGGCGTGGCGAACGAGTTCCAGCTGCCCTCGAACATCAAGGGCAAGATCCGGAAGGTCCTCACGCTGTCGCACTCGATCGACATCAACGACTGGTTCCTGGTCAACAGCCGGGGACAGACCATCGAGATGATCTTCATGGACGGGATGGAGGAGCCCGAGATGTTCGTGCAGGACATGCCGAACGTCGGGGCGACCTTCACCGCCGACAAGATCCTCTGGAAGCTGCGCCACTGGTGGGGCCGCGAGGTGATCGACTTCCGTCCCTTCTTCGGGGGCGTCGTCGCCTAGCGACTCGGCAGAACTGTCCGAGTCCATGACAATCTGGTAGTTCGGGGCCGAGGCCCAGGAGGAATCGAATATGAGCTGGAAAAAAGTCAACGCGGCGGGCGGTCAGAAGATCGTCTCGTTCTCGAAGACGCTCACGGCGACGGCGGTGGCCAACGACCGCTTCATCGGGGAGTGGCCGTTCATCCAGAGAGGTCGCATCCTTGCGATCACTCAGGGAGCGCAGTCCATCGCGTCGGCCCCCGTCATCCAGTGGAAGAAGTTCACCGCCGTCGGATCGTCGACCGCCAACCTTGTCGCGGCGACCAAAGCCGTCCCCGCCGGCGAGCAGCGGATCATCGACGCCGACGACGCGGACACCGTCGAGGCGCTGGAAGTCTTCGCGCAGGGAGACCGGGTCCTGGGCGATCTCACGGGCGGCAACGTCACGGAGATGGTCGTCACGGTCTACTTCGCCATCGGGTAGAAATAAGTCGATGCGTCAGCCAGGGGGCCGGGACGAACGGCCCCCGACTTTTTGAACTATGTCCTACAAAGGATCAAGACTCGACGGTGGCTTCCACGTCACCATCACCGAAACCGCTTCGGCGACCAGCGCGTCCCCCCTGGTCCTGGTCTCGGGGTCTTTCGTCTCAGGGCTCGGGGAGTTCCGCAGCAAGGCCCTGACGATCACCTTCATGAAGTGGAACAAGGGGAACGCGACCTCGATCCTGCTTCGCAACACGCTCGACAAGTCGCCGATCCTCACAAAGACGACCAGTAGCTTTTTCGTCGACGATCCGAAAATCGGAAGCAAGAATCTCAACGGCATCGAGGCCGTGATTGAAGGGTCGGGATCGTCGCTGACAATGATAGCGATCCCGGAGAAGGACGCGCAGAATCACATAGAACTGTAACCGTCGGGTTGGGGGCTCAGAAGGGAAAGTGCAGATGGCCTTCAAGCTCTCCGACGTTCTGGCAATCCTGAAAAACCGCGTCCGCATCGACGACGAGATGATGCCGGAAGCCGAACGGCTGAACGTCATCCGGGACGCACTGCAGCACTTCTCGACCGACCGCCAGCGGACGATCACCGACGACACCATCAGCGGGACGGATCCCTTCGCACTTCCTCCCGATTTCTCCATTGGGTGGTCGATCATCCGACAGATCGAGACGCCCATCGGGAGGACGCCGCCGATCCGTGTCCGCGAAGGCCGGGACTGGGAAATCATCGAGACCGGATCGGGGTCCAAGATCACGTTCATATCGTTCACTCCGGATCTCCCCTTCCGGTTGACGTACTATGCGCAGCATGAGCTCCAGGACCTGGCGACCGTGCCCGGAGACGACGTCGCCTCGGCGACGACGATCCCGTCGGCCCACTTCCGGGCGTTCGGTCTCCTGGTCAATCACTACGGGGCGCTGTCGGCGGCCGCCGCGTTCGCGGGATTCGAGACCAACGCGCTGGCTGAGGACACGGTGAACTATCGCACCAAAGAACAGGAGTGGAGATCCGTCGCCGAGAAGCTCCTGGAGGACTACGACAGGATCGTCAAGAACAACGATGAAGGGGTGATCGAGATCATGGACATGGATGTGCCGCCGCTCCTGGGGCGAGTCCCCCGGATGTGGCATCCGACCCGGAGACGCAGCCACCAGCGATGAAGCCGATTGAATACAAGACGATCAAGAAGGTGTGGCCGACCGACAAGCCGGACACGTACACCGTCGACGTCGAGCTGACCGACAAACCGTCGCAGGACTGGATCGAAGAATTCCTGGACGCCGTCCGGCGGGACACGTTCTGCCCCGCCGTCCGGGTCGAGGAAGACGTCGTCACCTTCGAGACGTCTGACGCCCAGCTGAAGCGATCCCTCGAGAGACTCCGCAAGGCGATCAGCCGGACGAACCTGGACCAGAAGCCGAAGAAACGATCCTTGGTGAAGGACCTCGACAGCAAGAAAGCGGCCGACCGCCAGGCCGCCGCGAAGGAGCGGTTCCGGCAGCTCCAGGAGGAAGGCTTTTAGATGGCCCCGCTGCGCGACATCACCGAGATCAGCAAAACCATCGTCGACCAGCTGGAGGCGATCCGGAACCGGACCGGCCCGGTCCACATCGAACCGCAGACCGTCAAGGAAAAGCGAGAGTTCAAAGCGGCCTTCCTGGACGATGACGGCCAGCTGCGGACTACCATCCTTGTACAC